ACTATGTTTTTCATATTTTTCCTAGAGCTAGATACATCTTGATGCCGTTTAAATCATATTTTTCGGCGAATAAAGTTTCACTAAATCCACACTGTTCTACAAGATCTTCGATACAAAGAACTGTATTAATTTTTCTTTTCTCGTCATCATCTTTTTGATTGAAGACTAAAACATACTGTCCTTCGTTGAAAATATTAAGTTCATTCAATATATACAAATATTCGCTGTATGGTATTATTACTAAACTATCTTTTGTTATATCTCTGATATCTTCAAAATTTACATTTTTGTTATGATACTCTATTGATAAATTTTCAAAATGTTCTTTAATAATATTAAATGTAGATTTGATAAGTGGACTATAATCAATTAGTTTAATAGTTTTAATGTTATTTTGTCTTTCAACATTTTCTTTTTTAATTAAATCTATGAAAGTAATTTCAAATAATCCATCATCTTGATTTATTATTTTTTTACTTCTATTTAGATATTTAAATTCTTTATCGCATTCATAAAATCTTTTATTTAAAACATTAATCATAAAAAATGGTAAGCCACTAGCGACAAAGCTCACATTTTCATTCTTAATAAAATCGAACTTATTAAGTACTGATTCAAATATTTTTGACTTTTCTTCTTCATAAGCAGAAATAAATGCTCTAAGTCTTGAATTATAAAACTTATTATATGAATCCATCTGCTTTTTGAGCTGAGACATATTAAGCATCGTTATCAACCCACATCTTCTTTGCCCAGCCATCAACTTCATGAAGTTCTTTACCTACTCCATGCGATGTATTAAATAAACAAAAATAGTAATTATCTCTAAGAATATCTGGTTTCATGTCATCTCTATGATCAGCACCAAAGTTATAAGCATAAACAATATTTCTTGGATGATATTTTAATTTATCTCTGAATATGCCAAAAAGAGATTTATCGAAGCTTTTAAATAAGAAATTTATTTTCTTTTTATTGTCTATATAGAATTTATAAAGTGGTTCTAATTGATTATCTTTCCATGTAATAAAAGAACTGTTTATATCACAGGCTCCTTTATGGAAATAAGCAACGCATTGCTCAGGATTAGCCCAATAATTCTTAATAAATCTTGGTTCAACAAAATTATATTCTTTTATATAAGAAGTAAAATCTTTTAAACATAAGACATCAATATCAAACAATATGTTATTGCCAGGACCAACATAGTTTGGATCAAATAGTTTTAATTTTTCAATAGTAAAAACATTATTAAGACTATGTATTTTACTGGTATTGTAATCAATAATATTGATATTCGAATTTAATCCAGTCTTATCATCGGTTATACACGTAAATACAATGCTGCCCTTATAATTTTTACATATAGATTTGTACAACCTATTCACGTATTCAGGACCGTACTTAGTACCCCACTTGAAACAATATATTTTTAGTGTCATCATATATCCATATTATAAAAACAAATTTGTGTCCTGTAATCAGGATCACCCTCACCACTTGGATTTAATAGTTGAATAGCTTTAATATGTTCACTAACTGGTTTTTCATCTATATTAATTTGCAATTTATTTTTAAACAAAGAATTAGTTGGAGCATATAAAAGATAACCGCAATCATTGATAAACTTTTTTATGCTTAGTTGTTGTTTATTAAACTCTTTATATAGATCTTTATCTTTATACCATTCATAACATGGATAAGTTATATCAAATCCACCAGCGCTTTGCCACCATTCAACACACTCTTCTATAGGTTGTTTTATTACAAAAATAATTTTGCTTTTTGGAAAGTTATTAACTAACCAATCTAGATTGTATGCTAAAGAATGACTTTTTATCAGGTAATTTTTATCATCATCTAACTCAGAAAAAGCTCTGGCTAGTTCATTCTTAAAAGATATTTTGTTATAGAAACTTTCTGGATCTTCAAACCTATAACCAAATTCCATTTCAGACCCGAAATAAGAACCCTGATGGTTTATTAAGTGAGACCATGACTTACTATTTTTAATATAGTATTGCCTCTCTGATGAATAATCAGAGAGGTTTAAATTTAGTTTTGGTGAGTATCCAAGAATGGTTGCTATTCTTGACCAAGAACTACCTGGTGCTCCAACAAAAAATATAAGTTGATCATCTCTCATTAAATATAATTCGCCCTTAAAATATTAAGGAATTACGTGCAATCTGTAAAGTAATCCTGTGTTTGTTTCAGATCCACCGGTTACAAAATGAGATTGATTGAATTCTGAAAAAGCAGTTGCATATATAGAAGAAAAATATGCATCAACATAGTTGTATACATCATACACAGCATCTGAAATCTGCTGGTGTGTAACTGTTTCACCTGGAAGACAGAACAATACTTTTCTTCTCATCTGGTCAGGACGTGCGGTTGAAGCTGTAAGTGTATCATATAAATTCTGATAATAAGTAACAACACTTGATAGATCTTGCTTCTTTATAAGAAATAATCTTGAACCAGAAGGAAGCTTTTCATTAAATGCACTTATTAGTCTAGTTGTTGGTGCTAAACCATTCATGATCCTAACACCAAAATTAACTTCTTCTCTTCCAGTAGTATCAAACATATTTTCAATAAGTGTTGGTAAAGCCCCACTCAATATACTAGATCTATATGTTCTACCAGAAATAACATTGATATTCTGATAAGGGAAATCAAAAAGTTCACCATTCTTATCTTCAATAATATCTGCTGTAGTCTGATGTTCTAAAACAGTGTTGATCTCTGAAAATAGAGGATCAAATGATATAAAAGCATTAATTCTCATTTATTTTTCTCCTGCTATAATAGCATGAATTCTATCTAACCAATCTTTTCCATAGAGGTTTGTCAATATATCATCTATACGACCCTCTACATGTTTGCTTGAAATCTTATTATTTATGCTTGGTAACAAGTCATCTAGATTGCTGGAAGCTTGTATTTCTGGGTTATATACGGATATGGTAGTTCCTATACCATACTTTTTAAATCCTTTAGTATATTTCCTACCAGCAAAATAATCAGAATCCTCATCATGCATAGTATCATAAAAATTTAAGTCTTCATCTAATTGAAGGTATTTTACTAGTTCTTTAAAATCTCTAATGTCAAAGCTGAGATTATTTTTTCTCATAAAATCAAATATTAATCTATTTTCTATCTTTATATGTTTATAAAGCTTTTCGTCTGTACCGTACCAGTCATAATATGGAAACTTAATATTCCATCCACCAACAAGATGCCACCATTTAAAAGCTTCAACATCACCGTTATAAACCATTATTATTTTAGCTTTTGGAAAATTTTCTTTTAACCAGTCGAGATTATATGAAAACCAGTGTGACTTTATTATTTTATAACCTTGATTAAAATTATCAAAGGCTTTTTCTATTTCGTTTAAAAAATCTTTTTTTGTATGCCCAGATAAATCATCAAACCATTCACCTATCCCATGACCTGGTCCAAAATATGCTGCAGAATGCATACCAACATTTTTTTCTTGACCATGAAAATCTACTTTAGTTTGATAAGTAGGAAATTTATTTTTATCAGATGAATTAATATCTTTATGATGAGCTAAGATACTTAAAACTCTACTCCATTTACTTCCAGGTGCACCAGCTGCAAATATAAGATCACTGCCGTCTGTCAATTTTTTCTCCATATCCAATAAAGTCTTTCGATAGGTCTAGGTTGAACACCAGCTTCTGTAGAGATTCTATCTTTCCATTTATCATTTATTTCTTTTCTACCTCTTTTCAACCTTCTTATAATGATTGGTTCTACTTGCAAAGTAAAATTTAATTTTTTAGTCCAATAATTAACTTTTTCTTCTGACCATACATAATAAGGTAACATATCACTCTTATGAATATTGCCTCTAAAAACAGAGATAGCATTAACTTTTAAGACTCTTTTCAATTCTCTAATTTGTTTTTCTATGACTTCATCATCACCGAAATTAATACTTCCATAACACAAACATGCATCTACACTATTATCTTCGTAAGGTAGATTGGCAATATCAGCTATTATATCTGCATTTTTATTTGCTATATCTATTCCTATTAAATTTTTAATATGTTCTTTATATTGATTATCACCGCACCCTAGATCAAGTACTAAATCTGGGTTTAAACTATTAATCAATTCAATAGTCTCATCACCACATTTTTCATATTTGTTATAATGAAATTTTCTAAAATCAGTTCTATGAAAAACTTTTTTTATAGATTCATTTAGATCATTCATATCGAAATTAATCTCGGACATGATTTTAAAAACTCATAAGTTTTTTCAGTTACTGCGCCAGTAATATTTAGAGTTGGTCTAGGATCATGGCCGAAATTGCATGTACCGTGAGGAACATCTCTCCATGGCCATGTTATACAATCACCCTTCTTCCAGTGGATGTATTCATTTCCTTGTTTCCATACTTGACCTTCTTTTTGATCATCTAAGAAAACTATCACTCGCATTATCAAGCGTTGATCATGATCGCATGGAGCAAAAGCGTTATAATCATTTCTCTGCTCTTTAAGAATACCACCGAAGTTATCAAGATGCCAATAAAACATTTGTCCTGGCATCTGAACATCAAATTTAATATTAGGTTTTTTATTTTTTCTACCAGATGGATTATCAAACTGAAATAATTCAGCAATCTTTATCATACTATCTGGAAGATCTGCGTGTCTTATCCTATTTAAGACTGCATAAGAATCATCTTCACCATCTACTTTATAACCCCATTTTTTAAAATCATTATATTCCATGTTGTTATTATTATCAAATCTTGGATTAGATCTGAAATCAAAAGTAGCAGGTTCAGTCTGAAATATCATTTGTTTTACATCATCTTCCCACTGACCATCAAACTTACATATAGGAATATAATTTGGTATATCTCCTACTTGATCTCCAACTTTTTTACTAAAATCATAAAGACTAGTTGCTTTACAAAATTCATATAACCCATTAAACCCATGATATGTTACTGGTTCTTTAGTCTTTAGCGATATCCACTGATCATATGGAGATGTGTTATAACTAATCATCCTAACCTCTGCATTATATAAAAGTATCTCTCGTCACCCTGCTGATTTCTTTCAATTGCAAACCTAATCATTTTAAGGTTGTGAATTTTCATCAAACCAAATATATGTTCTTGTGTCCATGGGAACCAATCAATAAACTTAAAGCTAGTCTTGTCTTTAGTGAATGGTTTATGATCGATGCCGGGATTAAATCTAAAATAGATATATCCGTTTATTTTCGTCATATTAATAACTTTAGCAAACATTTCATCAATGTGTTTTCTATCAGTACCAAAGTTCAAGCTTCCGAGAGCTAATACTTGATCATATTGTTTCTTAGGTTGAAATTCTTCAAGAGTCTTCTTGATATCTGCTTTAGGATGATAAGGATCTAAGCCTACTAGATTTTTAATCTTGTCTTTATAGTAATTATCTCCACATCCAACATCTAAGATAGACTGTGATTTTTGCATGTTAGCAAACTTAATCAAGTATCTACCAGATTCTGCATATCCATGCTTAGATTTCCAGACTCCGGAGAAGTATCTAGAAATGTATTTTACATGCATTGCTTCACAAAACTCTTGTAGAGTCTGATAATCTGAAGCTTTAAGATCAAACATAAAGTTTTCATCTACCCATTCTAGGGTAAGAAACTTATGAAAGTTTTTGTTATTGATCTTAGGAAATTCATTTTTAATGTAGTTGAGGATCTTCATGTGTTCTCCATATTATATTAGTCACTCTGACTTATTTATAAATACTTAAAAGGCCTTCCGGAGTTTAAAATGGCAGTACCAACAACAAGATCACAGTTTAAAGAATATTGTCTCCGTACGCTTGGCAAGCCGGTTTTGGAAATCAACGTAGATGATGATCAAGTTGAAGACCGTATAGACCAAGCATTAAGATACTATTGGGACTATCATTTTGATGGTTCTGAGAAAATTTATTATAAACACCAAGTTACAGCTCAAGATAAGATCAATAAGTATATTACTCTACCAGAGAATATAATTGGTGTTGTAAACATCTTTAATATTGGTGATGCTTTAAACACTAATAATATGTTCAATATTAGATACCAGATCGCTTTAAATGATCTTTATACTTTAACTTCTGTGTCTATGGTTCCATACTATATGGCTCTCCAACATATCCAGATGTTGGAATATCTTCTTGTTGGAAAACAACCATTAAGATATAATAGACATATGGATAAATTAAATATTGATATGGACTGGAATAAACTAGAAGATAATCACTATCTTATTGTTGAAGCATATGAAGTTGTAGATCCTGACGTTTATACTGATGCTTGGGGTGATCGTTGGTTACTACAATATACAACAGCTCTTATTAAAAAACAGTGGGGCACAAACTTAAAGAAATTTGAAGGTATGACTTTACCAGGTGGTATAAAATTTAATGGTCAAAAAATATATGATGAAGCAGACGATGAAATTAAAGCTTTAGAAAAAGAAATGATAAGCAGCTATAGTCTGCCAGTAACAGATATGATAGGCTAATGGCTACAAATTTTTATTTTAATAACTTTCAAAATAGTCAAGAACAGCTTCTCATTGAGAATCTTATTATTGAGTCCATAAAAATCTATGGGCAAGATATGTATTATGTTCCAAGAGTTATTAAAAATAAAGATGACATCTATGGTGCTGATGATGTATCAGAATATAATAGGGCTTATCCTGTAGAACTATACATTAAGTCTGTTGATGGTTTTACAGGTGATGGTAATTTCATGTCTAAGTTTGGTCTAGAAATTAGAGATCAAGTTGTATTCTCTGTTGCGCAGAGAGTATTCTACGAAGAAGTTGGTATGGACAGCACATTACTTAGACCGAATGAAGGTGATCTAATTTATTTTCCACTTAATAATAAAGTATTTAAGATCATGTTCGTCAATAAGTTTGAAATGTTCTATCAACTCGGAGCTCTACAAACTTGGGAACTTACATGTGAACTCTTCGAATACTCAAACGAGAAGTTTGACACAGGTATACCAGAAATCGATTCTATTCAAAAGAATTTTTCATTAAATGTATTTGATTGGGCGCTTCTAAATGAAGATGGTGAAAGAATAATAGACGAGAATTCGGACTACATAGTAATGGAAAACTTTACTTTAGAAGAGATTGATGATCTTTCTGATAACAGCTTTATACAAAATGAAACAGATGATTTCTTAGATTTCACTGAAAAAGATCCATTCTCAGAGAACGGAACATATTAATGTTTGGTCATACATTTTATTTCAGCACGATAAGAAAATATGTAACGTTATTTGGAACTCTGTTTAATGATATTCATATCACTAGAACAGATTCAACTAATACTACTGTAGCTTTGATAAAAGTACCTTTAGCATATGCGCCTAAAGAAAAAGTATTAGCTAGAATAGATGCTGACCCTAATATAGACAGGCAGGCTGCTATAGTCTTACCAAGAATGTCTTTTGAAATGTTAGATATGAGATATGATGGTAATAGAAAATTAAATACCGTTGGTAGAACAGTAGTTAGAGATGCAGATTCTACAAGTAAATTAAAGTATCAATATAATCCAGTTCCTTATAATATATCTTTTAGACTTTATGTATACGTAAAAAATGCTGAAGATGGCACTAAAATTATAGAACAAATACTTCCATTTTTTACTCCTGATTGGACAACTACTGTTCAACTAATACCTGAAATGGGTATTAATATGGATATACCTGTTGTATTAGATAATATAAATATTGAAGATTCGTATGAAGGAGACTTCGAGAGAAGAAGAGCTCTAATATGGACTTTAGATTTCACTTTAAAAGGATACATTTATGGTCCTGTTAAGAAATCTGGTATAATAAAGTTTGCTAATACTAACTTCTATATTCCAAACGTGCCTGATGGTCAACTCCAAAGTGCAGTCGGAGTAACAAACCCTTCAGAAAGAGTTACGGTAAGACCAGGTCTTACTGCAAACGGCACTCCAACATCAAACGTATCACAATCTGTAGCATTATCTGAGATTGAAGCAACTGATGATTTTGGTTATTGTGTCTCTATAGATAACATTATAACAGAATGAGTGAAAAATGTCAACAGCAAATAACGATCCTATTGGTAATGCGCTAGGAATAAGTCCAATAACATCAGTTGTAAAACAATTAGAAAAAGAAGCAAATGATGATACAGCTAAAGATGACTTTACGGTAGCACGTGCTAATATCCATAATATCATAGAGACTGGATCTGATGCTCTTGATAAGCTTATGCAACTTGCTGACCAGTCACAATCTGCCCGCGCTTATGAAGTTGTAGCAATCCTTATGAAAAATTTACTTGATGCTAATAAAGATCTTCTTGGCATACAAAAAACTATAAGAGAGATTGAGGATATTGAAAAGCCAACAAATAATACTACTGTAAATCATAATAACTTATTTGTTGGCTCAACGGCAGAACTGCAAAAAGTAATTCAGGATATGAGAAAGAATGACTGAAGAAGTCATAATTGAAGGTGGTTATAAGGGTAACGTAAATCTTAAAAGACGTTCTGTAGAGATACAATGGACTCCAGAACTCGTACAAGAATACGTGAAATGTGCTAAAGATCCGATATACTTTATTGAAAAGTATATGAAAATTATTAGTATTAATGAAGGTCTTATAAATTTTAATCTTTATGATTATCAAAAAGAAATGATAACATCGATGGCCGAAAACAGATATACGGTCATCGCAACAGCACGTCAGGCTGGTAAGTCTACAACAACCTGCGGTTTCATATTATGGTATATTATATTTAATCCAGATAAGACTGTTGCTCTTCTTGCCAACAAGGGTGATACTGCTAGAGAAATTCTTGGTCGTATCCAGCTTGCATATCAGCATCTTCCAAAGTGGTTACAGCAGGGCATCATAGAATGGAACAAAGGTTCTTTCGTACTTGAAAATAATTCAAGAGTTATAGCTGCTGCTACTTCATCAGATGCTATTCGTGGTTATTCTATCAACCTTCTATTCATCGACGAAGCAGCCTTCATTGATACATGGGATGAGTTCTTTACCTCAGTTTATCCTACGATTTCTTCTGGTAATGATTCTAAGATCGTGTTAGTTTCTACACCAAACGGACTAAATCATTTTCATAAGATTTGGGTAGAAGCTGAACAACAAAAGAATCAGTATAAGCCTATCAAAGTTATGTGGTATGATGTTCCTGGCAGAGATGATAAGTGGAGAGAAGACACTATCGCCGCCATGAGCTTCGACACTGAGAAGTTCGAGCAGGAATACTGCGTAGAGTTTCTTGGTAGCTCTGGTACTCTTATTGCTGGTTGGAAATTAAAAGAACTGGTAGCTAAGATACCACTTTTTGATAAGAATGGTATTAAACAATATGTTGAGCCTAAACAAGGTCATTCATATGTTGTAATTGTCGACGTATCACGTGGTAAAGGTTTGGATTATTCTGCGTTTCAAGTTATAGACGTAACTAAAATGCCATACGAACAAGTATGTATTTTTAGAGATAACATGATCACTCCTACTGATTATTGCTCAATTATTCATAGGATAAGCAGATCATATAACAATGCTTCTGTGCTTGTGGAAATCAATGATATTGGTGGTCAAGTTTCAGACATGCTATATTATGAATATGATATGGATACTCTCTTATCTTCTGAAAATGACGGTAGAGCAGGTAAGAGAATCTCATCTGGTTTTAGTGGATCTAGCGCTGATAAAGGGATTAGAACAACCAAGACAGTCAAGTCTGTAGGTTGTTCAATAATGAAACTTTTAATAGAACAGAATCAGTTGATCATTAATGATCATGAAACAATACATGAACTATCTGTTTTTTCTAGAAAAGGCAAATCATATGAAGCCGAGTCAGGAAATCATGACGACTTGGTTATTGGACTCGTACTTTTTGCTTGGTTATCAGATCAACACTACTTTAGGGAAATGACAGATATTAATACTTTGACCAAAATTAGAGACAAAGATGATGATCAAATAGCAAGTGAACTAACACCATTTGGATTCTTTTCAGAGGGTGAAGATGAACCAGATTTAGACTTACCAAAAGGTGAGAACTGGATGTGGGCGAATGAGAAACTGACATGAGATGTTCTTTTTTATAAATAAAATAAACATTAATAATAATATTTCCATCTATGGAAGGAGAGAAAAATGCCATTTCAAGTTAGCCCGGGCGTAAATGTTTCTGAAATCGACCTAACAACGGTCGTGCCTGCAGTTTCTACTACAGAAGGTGCAATTGCCGGTATATTCAGATGGGGCCCGTTAGATAAGCGTGTTTTAATTGATTCAGAAAATGCTCTAGTACAGCGCTTTGGTACACCACATAAGAATTTTGCAGAAGAAACATTCTTTACTGCAGCAAGCTTCCTTTCATATGGAAACAAGCTATACGTTGTTCGTGTTGCAAATACAACAACAGATACTGTAAACGTTGGTACTCTCAGTGCTTTTGCAAACGTTGGTGCTGTATCAAACTCTATAGCTCAAATTGTTAAGAATGAAGAACACTATGAAGAAATGGATGGTAACTTTGATTCTGATGTTCTCTATGTTGCAAGATATCCAGGCACAATTGGTAATTCACTAAGAATCTCAGTTTGCGACTCTGCAAATGCTTACCAGTCAAATATTCAAATTTCAAACACTGAAAATGATTATAGCGGTACATTTACTGCTAATTCTTCAGGTTTATCTGTAACAGTTGGTGCAAATAGCGTATCATTTAATACAAATACAGGTATTGATGCAAATGGTTTCTTCACAATTACATCAAATCCAATCGCAAATGGTACTTATGTTAAGTATCTTACAGCAGCTGGAAACACAGCTCCAACTGGTTTAACAAATAACTCTCTATACCTTGTTATCTCTTCAAATGGCACAGGTATCCAGCTTGGTAACACAAGTTACTTTGCAAATGCTGTTTCATTTAACGCTAATTCATCTGTTAATGATACAGATGAAACAATCGCGATTGCTTCAGCAAATACAAAATACGCTGTTGGTGATAAGGTACAGTATATTGTTGCTGCTGGAAATACTGCAATCAGTGGTCTATCTAATGGTTCATACTATTGGATTGCAACTGCCAACTCAACAACAGTTACTCTCGCCGCAACATACGGCGGTTCAAACGTAAATATAACAAAGGGTGCTACAGAATCTGGCCATAGCTTAACAGCTGTTGAAAGATTAATTGTTCCAACACCAAAAGCAAACTCTGAAAGCCATACATTCGTTGCTTGGAGCTTAGCTCAAACAGCTATTCTTTCTCTATCATCTTCAATTACTGCAGGTGATTTGATTAAAGTTGGTAACGCATCAATTGGTGAACAGTATATGAAAGTTACTTCAGTTGGAAGTAATGTTACTGCAACAAATACAACACTGACAATCTCTATTTCATCTTCTGATAGATATAGACTTCGCGAAGCATACACAACAAATACAATCAATCGCTACTGGGAATTCTATAATACTGTTGATAGAGCACCAGGACAATCTGATTATGTAACAGAATATGGTAACACATCAGCAAATGACGAACTACATGTAGTCATTGTAGATGAAAACGGAAGATTTAGTGGAGTTGGTGGTACTCTTCTAGAAGTTTATAGAGGTCTATCAAGAGCAGACGATGCTAAGACTGCCGATGGCGGAGCATTATATTATAAGACTGTTATTAATGAACAGTCAAAATATGTTTGGTTCGCTAACGACAGAACTGGTGCTGTTCATAACAACTCTGTCAATATTGTTAGCTCAACAAATGAAGCTCCATTGAATCTACAGTTTAATACTGGTCAAGACGGTTATGGTGAATTAAATGCTCCATTATCTGTTATAGCTGCTGGTTACGACAAGTTTGCTTCTGCAGAAGATGTTGATGTTTCTCTAATCCTTCAGGGTAAGGGCAAATCAAATGCAGATCTAGCAAACTATATTATTGATAACATCTGTGAAATAAGAAAAGATTGCGTAGCTTTTGTCTCACCACTTAAGTCCGATGTTGTTAATAATTCTGGTAACGAGTTAGATTCGATTCTTGGATTTAAGAATAATGTAAGAAGTACTTCTTATGCTGTTGTTGATTCTGGTTATAAGTACATGTACGATAAGTATAACGATGTTTATCGTTGGGTACCACTTAATGGTGATATTGCTGGTCTATGTGTTCGCACAGATTCTACAAATGATCCTTGGTGGTCACCTGCTGGTTTCAACCGTGGCAATATTAAGAATGCTATCAAACTAGCTTATAACCCATCAAAGGCAGATCGCGATCAGCTTTATAAAGCCGGTGTAAACCCAGTTGTTGCATTCCCTGGTCAAGGAATTGTTCTATTCGGTGATAAGACAGCTCTTAATAAGCCATCTGCATTCGATAGAATTAACGTTCGTAGATTGTTTATTGTTCTTGAAAAAGCAATCGCAACAGCTGCTAAATTTACTCTATTCGAGTTCAACGATGAATTCACAAGAGCGCAATTTAGAAACCTCATCATCCCTTATCTAAGAGATGTTAAGGGTCGTCGCGGTATCACTGACTTCTTGGTTGTTTGTGACGGAACAAACAACACACCTGAAGTTGTTGATCGTAACGAGTTTATTGGTGATATCTACATTAAGCCAGCTCGTTCAATCAACTTCATCCAGTTGAACTTCGTTGCTGTTAGATCTGGTGTCGCCTTCTCTGAAGTTGTCGGCAAGTTCTAATAAATAAAAATAAAAGAGGAGTCTAACAGATGGCTTTTAACGTAGACGCATTTAGATCACAGGGTCTGATTTTTGGTGGTGCAAGACCAACACTTTTCAGAGTTCTCATGCAATTCCCTGGAGGAGTTGTTGGAGATGTTGAGAGAGCTAGTTATTTAATTAGATCAACATCTTTACCATCATCTTCTGTATCTTCAGTTCCAGTTCCATATTTTGGAAGAACTATCAAGGTAGCAGGTGATCGATCATTCGAAGATTGGTCGGTAACATGTATGAATGATGAAGACTTTGATCTTAGAAATTCTTTCGAATCATGGCTTAATTTAATTAATGCTCATGCTTCAAATAGAGCTGGTGCTCTTGGTGGTATTCAAGGTGGAACACCAGATCTTTATAAAGTAGATCTAATAGTTCAACAGTTTGGTAAAGCTGGCCCATCTAATGATTCTGGTATCATTAGACAGTACAAGTTCAATGGTGTATTCCCAACATCTGTTGGAGCTATCTCATTGGATTGGGATTCAACAAATACTATTGAATCTTTTGATGTTACATTCTCTTATGATTATTGGGAACCACTACCAACAGAATCTGGACCTATCTATAACGTTGAATTAAATCCGGTTTAATTTATATAACTATATTATGAAACTTAACAGTAAAGTAGGTATTGATGGCACAACTATTTGGATTTGAATTCAAAAGAGCAGAAAAAGAAGAACAGCTCCCGTCGTTTGTCCCGCAAGAAAACGACGATGGAGCTGTTGTTGTTTCCGCTGGTGGTTCTTATGGTACATATGTTGATTTAGATGGCACTGTAAGAACAGAAGCTGAATTAGTCTCCAAGTACAGAGAAATGGCAATACAACCTGAGATAGATGCAGCTGTTGATGAAATTATTAATGCATCTATATGTGTTGATGAAGATGAAATAGTTAAGATTGATCTAGATAAAGTTAATTTAGATCCTAAGATTAAAAAAGTATTAGACTACGAATTTAAAAATGTTTTAAATCTTATAGATTTTAATAATAATGCTTATGACACATATAAAAGATGGTATATCGATGGAAGATTATACTATCATGTTGTTATTAAAGATACAGATACTAAAAGCGGTATTCATGAAATAAGATACATAGATCCAAGAAAAATTAGAAAAGTAAAAGAAGTATCTAAAAAGAGATCTAAAACAAGTGAAATAACTTTAACAAAAACAGAAGCAGAATACTACATTTTTAATGATAGAGGTTTTAATGTTGGCAACAAAAATGTAGGACCAACTACACACTCTGCTGGTTTAAAAATAGCTAAAGATTCTATAATTCACATAACTTCTGGTTTAACAGATAGTTATGGAACTATGGTTCTTTCACATCTTCATAAAGGTATTAAGCCTCTAAACCAGCTTCGTACACTTGAAGATGCAACGGTAATCTATCGTATCTCTCGTGCACCGGAACGTCGTCTTTGGTATATTGACGTCGGTAACCTTCCTAAGATGAAGGCAGAACAGTACGTTCGCGAAATCATGGTTAAACATAAGAATCGTCTTGTCTATGATGCTGCGTCCGGTGAGATCAGAGACGATCGTAAATTCATGACGATGCTAGAAGACTATTGGCTTCCACGTCGTGAAGGCGGAAGAGGTACGGAGGTTACTACCCTTCCTGCCGGTCAAAATTTAGGTGAGATGGAAGACGTATTATACTTCCAAAAGAAACTTTATAGATCACTTAACGTACCTGTAAGTAGACTAGAACAAGAAAATACAGGGTTTAATCTTGGAAGATCTTCTGAAATTACAAGAGAAGAAGTTAAGTTTGCTAAATTTATTTCAAGACTAAGAAGAAAATTCTCGTCATTGTTCCTAGAGCTACTAGAAAGACAAGTTGTTTTAAAGGGAATCATGACTATTGAAGAATGGAAAGCATATTCTAAGCAAATTACTTTTGACTTTGCTAACGATGGTTTCTTCAAAGAATTAAAAGATAATGAAATTGCAATGGCTAGAATAGATACTTACAATGGAATAGCTCCATTGATTGGTAAATACTATTCACACAGTTGGGTAAGAAAGAATATCTTACAACAAACTAAAGAAGACATTGATGTTATGAATCAAGAAATTATAGCCGAACAGTCAGATCCTATATTAAATCCACCTATGATTGATGATGGTTCCGGCAACTTAGTTCAGAATCCAAATTCAATGCAAAATGTACAAACTGGCTCAGCTGGTGGCGGCGATGATTCTAATAAATTAACACAGGCTACTAATACATATCAACGTTTGATAAATAAAGATAACAAATCTTTACAAGATCAGGCTAAATTGAAATCAGCTTCTCAGATCATAGCAAAAAGCGGTGATCCAAGAGCAAAGCAGATACTACAAAAATATAACGCTGGAGTTAAGTTATAATGGAAAATGATGAAATTCTAAAAAATTTAATAAATCATGCTGTATTGGAAAAACCATTAGATTTTCAAAGTGTGTTCAACTCAGCTTTAACAGACAGAATAAATGATTCTATAAATAATAAGAAAATAGAAATAGCTCAAAGTATTTTTAATTCAGAAGAAGATATTCCGGATGAGTCTTCAGAGGAAGATCAACCTTCAGAAGAAGAAGTACAAAACGATACAGAGGAATTAGAAGGCAATGGCGAAGAATCTTAGAGATATCATAAGCAAAAACGCTGGTAGAAATGTTCCTAAAGGCGAAGAAGATTTTCTCGCAACACATACTGTTAATGATCGTGGCGATGTTAACAAGAATAAGAATGTTTTTACCGCCGATAATGTAAAGCCTGAAGCTAAAGTTCAGAAGAATGATCCTGGCAAGAGACATGGTTATCGTAGCGTTGAAGCCGCCGCCGCAGCTTATGAAGAAACAGAAGTCGCTGAAGCTAAGAAGAAAACTACTGGTTCAAAAGTTGGTTCAGAAGATGATAGAAATGTAAATGCAACTGATTATGGATATGCATCAACAGGTAGCACAGTATCTGAAAAAAAATGCAATATGACTGCAGAGAACGTAATGTGTGAAGTACATGGACTTAAAGAATGTTGGAAAGAGGATACATTCTACCATGGAAAAGAACTCGGTGAAAGAGAGATGTCTGACGCTGAGATGAAGAAGCGCGAAGATATTGTTAAGGGTATGAAAAAAAACGTAGCCGGTTTCAAGCAGAGATATGGTGAAAGAGCAAAAGAAGTAATGTATGCTACTGCAACTAAGAAAGCTATGGGCAAATGAATATAATTAAACCTACAGCTAATCAAATTTCTTTAACTACAGCTAATACGATTTATAATTCACCTATTGTTTATATTAGTGCAACTACTGCTGCTGTTATAACAATAGCAAATAGTAGTGTTACTATTGGAACGTTCACAATACCAGCAAATCAATATATTTTTGTTCAAAAGAATCCAACTGATACGATTGCTGCTAACGTTGCAGTATTAGCAACTGCCGCATCATATAGAGGTTAAAAATGAAACTTATAGCAGAACAAGTCGTAGACGTAGAATATATTTCTGAAGCTAAAGAAAATGGTGAAAAAGAACATTTCATCAAGGGAATTTTCTTACAGGCTGAACAGAAAAATAGAAACGGCAGAATTTATAGAAAGCCAATCCTTGAAAAAGAATTGGAAAGATACGTTAGAGAAAATGTAAACTCTAATAGAGCATATGGCGAGCTTGGTCATCCTCAGGGTCCATCTATCAACCTTGATAGAGTTTCACATATGATCACAGAATTAAAGTGGTCTGGTAATGATGTTTATGGAAAAGCAAAGATTACCGAAACACCAATGGGAAACATTGTAAAAGGTCTTTTAAAGTCTGGTGCAAATTTAGGTGTTTCATCGAGAGGTATGGGATCTCTAGTAGAAAAAAATGGTGTGATGGAAGTTCAAAATGATTTTCATCTAGCAACTGCTGCAGATATCGTTGCTGATCCATCTGCTCCAAACGCGTTTGTTCATGGTATCATGGAAAACGTAGATTGGGTTTATGACGAAAGAAATGGCATTTGGGTTCAAGAAGCAGCTGAAAAGATTAAAACACAATTCAAAAAGATGACTATGGATGAAATTGAAGCTAATAAGCTAGTTGTTTTTGAAAATTTCATTAACAGCATTTCATCCAATAAAACACTTATCTAAACGTGTTAATTATATAAATAATTATTAAAAATACTAAGGAGATCCTTAAATGAGTAAAGAACTAGAAAATCAAGAAATTGAAGTAACAGAAAGCGTTGAAGCAATTGATGAAGCTTCAAATGCTGCTGATACTCTAAAGGCTGGTGCAATGTCTGTTGCAGATCCAAAATCAAGAATCCAGATGATTGGTTCTGTTCTTGGAGCTCTCGGTCAGATGCCAAGAAAAGACTTTGTAAAGTGGTATGATCAAGTAATGTCACAGTACGGACCTAATAAAGATTATGGTGTTGGTGACAACTCTGCTAGAAATGCTGCATCTGTAGCAATGAAGTCATCACTAAAAGAAGATTTTGAAGTAATGTTCGAAGGTCAAGATCTTTCTGAAGAATTCAAAGAAAAAGCAACAACTCTTTTCGAAGCAGCAATTTCTTCTGCTATTAATGTAGAGACAGTAAGACTCGAAGAAGAAATGGAACAGAGACTCCTTGAGAAGGCTTCTGAAATCGAAGAGATGATGGCTGGCAAGTTAGACACATATCTAGATTACGTTGTAGAATCATGGATGAAAGAAAATGAAGTAGCTATTGAGTCTACACTACGTAATGAGATAATGGAAGAATTCATTAATAGCCTTAAGAATGTATTCGAAGAACATTATATTGAAGTACCTGCTGATAAGACAGATGTACTTGAATCACTTGCTCTTAGAGTACAGGAACTTGAACAGAAGTTAGACGAGGTTATTACTGAAAATAGTGAACTTAGAACTAATGTTGTAGGACATGAAATGAACGATGTGTTTGAATCACTATGTTCAGATCTTGCTCTTACACAGATAGAAAAGTTCCGCGCGCTTTCAGAAGGCATCGATTTTGACGGTGACCTTGACACGTACTCAAAGAAACTTTCAATCATTAAGGAAAGCTTCTTCAAGACATCTGAAAAGGCGCCCACGCAAACTGTAGTGACAGAAGAGTTCGAAGAACAGGAAGTTTCTACAGATGTGGTCTATACCGATCCACGTGTCAAGTCATACGTGCAGGCAATCTCAAGAACTATTAAAAGATAAAATAGTATAAATAATTTAGAACCTTCGCTAAAAGGAGAAAGATAAATGTTAGTAGAAGAAATTCAAAAGAAATGGGCGCCAATCCTAGAGCATAATGACCTTAATCCAATTAAGGATGCTCATAAGCGCCAGGTTACAGCTCAGCTTCTAGAAAATACCGAAAGAGCTCTCCGTGAGTCAGGCGCTCACAGCCAGTTCCTTCTTTCAGAAGCATCGCCAATCCCAGCAAACTTTATGGGTGCATCAAGTTCAGATGCTTCAACAGGTGCAATCGATACTTTTGATCCAGTATTGATTTCTCTCGTTCGTCGTGCAATGCCTAACCTCATTGCTTATGACATCTGCGGTGTTCAGACAATGACAGGCCCAACCGGCCTTATTTTCGCAATGCGTTCACGCTATGCATCACAGTCTGGTACAGAAACATTCTACAACGAAGTTAACACAGCGTTCTCTTCTGTTGTTTCTGGTGCTAACACACTTGGTCAGAAGCATGTTGGTCAGCTTCCAGCTGTTTCTAACAACGCTGCTAACGGTGCTTATAACTTCGGTTCAGGCATGTCAACAGCTCAGGCAGAAGCTCTTGGTACTGATTCCAACTCAGCATTCGCTGAAATGGCATTCAGCATTGAGAAGGTGACTGTAACAGCTAAGTCACGTGCTCTCAAGGCAGAATACACAATGGAACTCGCTCAGGATCTTAAGGCAATTCACGGCCTTGATGCTGAAACAGAGCTTTCAAACATTCTTTCTGCTGAAATCCTTGCTGAAATCAACCGCGAAGTTGTTCGTACAATCAACGTAACAGCTCAGTCTGGTGCTCAGGAAGGTACAACAACTGCAGGTATCTTCGACCTCGATACAGACTCAAATGGCCGTTGGTCAGTTGAAAAGTTCAAGGGTCTTATGTTCCAGCTTGAAAGAGAAGCCAACCAGATTGCTAAGAATACACGTAGAGGCAAGGGTAACATTGTTATCTGTTCTTCAGACGTTGCTTCAGCTCTTCAGATGGCCGGTGTTCTTGACTATACACCAGCTCTTAACAGCAACAACCTTCAGGTAGATGACACAGGTAACACATTCGCTGGTGTTCTTAACGGTCGCCTACGTGTTTACATCGATCCATACGCAATCGGTGGCAACTACCTCACTGTTGGTTATAAGGGTGCTTCAGCGTTCGACGCTGGTCTCTTCTACTGCCCATACGTTCCTCTTCAGATGGTTCGTGCAGTTGACCAGAACAGCTTCCAGCCTAAGATCGGCTTCAAGACACGTTACGGAATGGTTGCAAACCCATTCGCTGAAGGTGCTACAGCCGGTGCTGGTGCTCTTACAAAGGATTCTAACGTCTACTATCGTAGAGTTATCGTTAACAACCTTATGTAATAAAGAACCGGGTCAACCGGTCACCTACAAAGGGGAGCTTCGGCTCCCCTTTTTTTATATAAATAGTAATAAAATAGTTAGAAAGGATATTCTAATGAAAAAATTTAAACAATTCATAGAGCGAAATATACCAACACAGACAATGTCTGGTGTGTTGCCACAATATCCTTCTACAACACGTGGCGGTGGTTCAGATACACAAGCTATGTATCCAAGAGATAGAGAAAGATTGCCGGCTTGGCAGGGTAGACCAGAAAGACAGCAGCCTGCAAATAGACAGCAGAGACAACCTTCTTATACAAGAGAAGATTCACAGACTACTGCTACTCTTAGAAGTGTAGCTACAAGTTTAGCTTCTCGAGATGGTTCTGGTGCAAATGTAAACGCTCCAACAAATAATCAACTACGTAGACCACCGGTAACACCTGAAAAGAAAGCTGCAGATCAAGAAACACAAAACAAACTTAAAAAGGTTATTGATGTACTTTCAACACATCCGAGTGATAATGCAGGGACTTCATGACAGCTTTAGAAAATACACCAACAAATCCTAACTTTCTTTCACCGCTTAATTTTAAGTTTTCTATTAAGCGAGCACCACATATTAACTTCTTTATACAAAAAGTCAGCATACCATCAATAACTCTACCATCTTATGAATCACCAAATCCTTTCGTAAAAATACCCGAACCCGGTGAACACATAAACTATGGTGATTTAGATATCACTTTTAGAGTAGATGAAAACCTTAAAAATTATTTAGAGATTCATAACTGGATAAGAGCTTTAGGTAAACCAAAAGACTTTTCAGAATATAAAGCTTTATCTGATAAAAAAACTTATACTGGTGACAGTATAAGATCGGATATATCTTTGATGATACTATCAAGCGCTAAAAACGCAAACTACGAGATAGTATTTGTAGACGCGTATCCATACGACTTAAGTAAACTATCATTTGACACAACAGATCAAAGTGTAGACTATATTGAAGCTACAGCTTCATTTAAATACGTTTTATTTGAAATAAAAGACGTTTAATCATTTACAAACTTAAACTTATGTGGTAATATTAAAAATATTATTAACACGAGATACGTCATGAAGATTGAAGATATTGTTGAGATGTGGACAAGTGACACGAAGATTGATAGCACTGAGCTAGCATCTGAAAGTTTAAAGATCCCTGCACTACATAATAAATATTATCGTGTATTCTTAGAGGAAAGACTTCGTCTTAAAAAGATGGAGTCAGAGATGAAAGCTCTAAAACTAGATAAGTATGAGTTTTATACTCTTGGACCTACTAAAGAATCACAAGAAAAAGGTTGGCAATTGCCAGCTAAAGGTATTATCTTAAAACAAGATATTCCAATGTACATGGATGCTGATAAAGATATCATAGAGATGAATCTTAAAGTAGCATACCAAAATGAAAAAGTAGAGTTATTAGAGACTATTATTAAGTCTATAAGTAATAGAAACTTTATCATTAAGAATGCAATAGATTGGAATCGATTCGTTATGGGTGGTTAATTGGATTCATTGGAAATAAGTCGTCACGACGAAGTTTATATAAAAGTAAGATGTGAACCGGGCGTAGCACAAGAGTTAAGTGATTATTTCACTTTCTTTGTACCCGGTTATAAATTCATGCCAGCTTTTAAGAATAAATTTTGGGATGGAAAGATTAGACTATTTAATCCATTAACATGCTTAATATACACTGGTCTTATACCATATATTGAAAAGTTTTGTAAGGAAAGAAACTATCTTATAGACTATATAGATGATTTTTCCTGTGAAGAATTTTCTTTGAAAGAAGCTAAAGACTTCGTATCAAAAATTAAACCCACAATGGAACCAAGAGATTATCAGCTTGAAGCTTTTGTTTATGCTGTTAGAAACAGAAGAGCTCTATTACTATCACCAACAGCATCTGGTAAATCATTTATCATTTACTTACTAACGAGATACTACAATGCCCGTACTCTTATTATTGTGCCAACTACTTCTTTGGTTAGTCAACTTGCTTCTGATTTTGCCGATTATGGCTTTGAATCTGATAGGTATGTTCATAGAATCTTCTCAGGACAAGATAAACAAACAGATAAACCAATCACAATCTCTACTTGGCAATCGATTTACAAACTTGATAAGAAGTATTTCGAACAGTTTGATGTGGTCATAGGTGACGAAGCTCACTTATTTAAAGCTGCTTCTTTGGCTTCTATTATGTCCAAGTTGCATCGTTGCCGTTATAGGTTTGGCTTTACGGGTACTCTCGACGGGACTCAAACCCATAGATTGGTTTTAGAGGGAATATTCGGAGCTGTAAAGAAAGTTACAACTACAGCTGAACTTATAGAACAAAAACATCTCGCAGACTTTAATATTAAAGCTATAGTTCTCAAATATCCTGATGAGATTAAAAAGATGTTGAAAGATGCATCATATCAGGATGAGATAGATTTTATTGTACGTAATGATGCAAGAAATAGATTTATTAAAAACTTAGCATTATCATTAGATAATGGAAATACACTATTACTTTTTCAGTATGTCGAGAAGCATGGAAAAGTTTTATATGACATGATTAAAAATGATGCCGGTGATAGAAAAGTATTCTTTGTCTCTGGAGAAATAGATGGAGAAGAACGTGAGCAGATTCGTAAGATTGTTGAGTCAGAAAAGAATGCAATTATTGTCGCTAGTTATGGGACTTTCTCTACCGGCGTTAACATTCGTAACTTGCATAACATTATATTTTCTTCTCCTTCGAAGTCAAGGATAAGAAACTTGCAATCAATTGGTCGTGGTCTTAGAAAATCAGAGACTAAAACAACCAGTACTCTTTATGATATATCTGATGATTTATCTTGGAAATCAAAGAAAAATCATACACTATTACACTTCATAGAGAGAATAAACATTTACAATGAAGAAAAATTTGAGTATAAGATATATACGGTAGGATTAAAAGCATGACGCATGTTCTAGTGAAACTCTCTAATAGAGATGATATCGTTGGTGTCTTAGACTCAGAAAATGATAATGCTGTAATCATTAAAGATCCAATGATTCTGGTAATAAAACAAGATGATAATGAAGAAGCCGGTGCAATACTAATAAATTACATACCGTTTTCATCACAAAATTATGTAGCGTTGAATAAAACTAATATCGTATCAATAATTAATATAAACGAAGATATGATAAAGTATTATTTTGCTTCTAGAATCTATTGTTATAAAACTTTTGATAAAAACTTTACAGCAAATTTGAGAAGATCTACTGAATATTTAGAAAATTATCTTAATCAAAGAACAAGAAAAAAACCAAACATAAACGAAGAAACTATAAAGTTTTATATGTCTCAACCAGCTAGCAATACGGTAAATTAATGGCAACTAAACATTATGTTAATAACAAGACTCTTTATGAACACATGAAAGTGTATCATGAAAAGCTTGTTCTTTCTAAAGAAAACAATGAACCTAAGCCACCCATTCCTAACTACGTTGGAGAGTGTGTGCTTCTCATATGCACAAAGTTGTCATATAAACCAAACTTCATGAATTACTCTTATAGAGATGATATGATCGCAGATGGTATTGAGAACTGTATAGCTTCTGTGGATAATTTTAATCCAACAAAATCTACAAATCCATTTGCATACTTTACTCAGATTGCATGGAATGCTTTTCTTAGGCGCATCGCTAAAGAAAAAAAACAGACATACATTAAACACAAGAATTTTGAAAATCAGTTTACAAACGAAGAGATGGATTCTATATTCCATGATAGGCATGTTGCGACTGGAAGCCACACAAATGAATACTCTTCTGAGATCATTCGTTCTTTCGAAGAAAAAGAACTGTTGACAAAACAGAAGAAAAAGAATAAGTTAGAAGAACTCATGATTGATAATAATGTGGAGATTGAAGATGAACTTGAAGCATAATATGCATCTTGTTCCACAAATCGTTCAGGATCTTGTGGAAGGAGCATTTAATGAAACAAAGCATGAAAACGAAAGAACAAACTATTTGCATCGTCTAGAAGCAATTAGAGATTATTGTAATGCTGCGGTTATTAAGCATAACAATACTAAATTTACAACACCCTCTAAGAAGAAAAACTTTGTTAGATGAAAATTGCTTTAATTACAGATACCCATTGGGGTGTTCGAAATGACGGCATTGCTTTTCTCGATAATAATAAACAATTTATTAGCAGCATTTTTCTTCCTACTTTGGAACAGGAAGGAGTATCAACGATATGCCATCTTGGTGATCTCGTTGACCGTCGTAAGTACATTAATATTAACACTGCTCGGCGTCTTCGACAAGATTTTCTGGACCCGATTGCTGGACGTAATTATGATGTGCATATCATCGCTGGTAACCATGATACTTACTATAAGAACACTAATTCAGTAAACGCTCTTAACGAACTCGTTAGGGGTCAATACCCGTTTCATATCTATGATCAACTGCCAAGAGAAGTTGACTTTGATGGTCTAATCGTTCTTATGCTACCATGGATATGTGATGAGAACAGAAAACTTTCATTGGAGAAGATTCGTGGAACAAACGCGCAAGTCTGTTTTGGACATTTGGAACTCGCTGGATTTGAGATGTACAGGGGGTCCATGGTGTCGCACGGTGACGATGCTAGCATTTTTAACCGTTTTGATCTTGTTTGCTCTGGTCATTATCATCATAAGTCCTCTTCTGGCAATATTCATTACCTTGGCAATCATGGTGAGTTTACTTGGAGCGATTATAATGATCCTAAGGGATTTCATATCTTT